ATTGTATTTTAAATTATGAGGAGAAAAAAGATGAGTGAAAAAGAAAGAGTAAAGAAAGTTATTGTTATTGATCCTGTTACGGAGACAATATCGGAAGGTAGCTATAGCAGCTACGAAGAATTGTATGATCTCGGTAACTATAAATTATTTACTGTGCAAATGGTAGATTACAATAGCGATACCAACAAAGGGAATGATCTATTCCTAGATGACGAAGGTTTGTTAAAAAGAAACCAACGATACTTTACATTTGTAGGTGTGGGTAGTTTTGCTGGTAGGGGCCTGTTAATAGGATCAGATCATGCAACAGGTGAATCTGTTGATACATCCTGGAAACTGGAGCAAGTGAAACGTGCTGTTTCGTTTGAACCAGAAGGATATAAGATAGAGCCATACATGGAATTCCATGCATTCAATTAAGAGGAGAAAGACATGAGAATAAAAATCAAGAAGACAGCTAAGAACAAAGGAGTTCCGTCTGCCTTCATAGTTAATATAGGAAATCTAAAATACCCACGAGGTTTTAAGGATTGGTACTTCACAACATCTAAAAGTGAAGCACTAGGTATGGCCCTTCAAGAATGGAAAGACCTACAGGTATCTCCTGATGAGTAAGGTTTGGAACGGACTACACCTGAAACTAAAGAACATAACGGCAGCTCGTAAATACTTGAGACAGTTTAAAGACATGTCAGTCGTGGTTCGATTAGATAACAACCAGGATTTTGCTTTGCTAACAAAGGCTAAGTTCAAGATGCATGGTATGAGAGGTGTTAAGATCATTAATGGTATTGATAATCCAAGAGAATATCATTACGATTAATAAGAGACTCTATAGACAGACAGTTATGTAAACTAGTTTTATAAAACTTGAGTATCGGCAAGGTATGACCGATAAGCCTAGAGGAAAGGTAAGCAAGTCGAAGAGGGCAGACACACACCACAAGTTCGGAATACCTGTCAGCATAAGACCTCAGTATACGAGTGGGAGATAGTTAGACACAATCTAAAGCTGTAACCGAAAGGATGTGGAGTGCAAAATAAAACTTGACAGATTTAGAATCTGTCCTTAAAATATTATATGAGAGATATAAAAAAGAAAAACTATAGAGTCGTGGCTAGTAGGCACACACTATCACCTTATCACAGGGCTGAAAGTCTACCTGTTTCTATGGCAGATGAGTGCGTGGAGGCATTCGTGACTCATAAAACCCTCCACACTTCTGCAATTTCTTTTGCATATCTCCGATATAACTATTGACTTTAGGGTTGGATTAGCGTATAATCCCCCTAATGGTTAATAATGACTAGAATAATCTAAATAAAAGGAGGCTAATTATGGCTATACTAGAAGGACCTGTTTATTGGGCAAGCTTGACTGTGCCTAATACAACATTTGAACCTTCAACTTATCAAGCAACATTGGTAGTGGATCAAAAGACTGCTAATCAGTTTGAAAAAGATGGGTTCAAAATAAAGGAAATTGATGAACAACCTGCTTTGTTCTTCAGGAAGTATTACAATCGACCTGATGGAACAATCAACCCACCTGTTCGTGTCGTGGATAAAGCAAAGAATCCATTAGATGCAGCAGTAGGTAATGGATCTAAGGTTAAGATTCAATATCAACCAAGAGTTATTGAAAACAAATTTGGTATCTTCAATTGGTTGGAGCTGCAAGCAGTCCAGGTTCTGGACCTTGTAGAATACAACAACGGAGAAACCGATGAGTTTGATATACTCGATAGTGATGGTGAAGATGACATCGAATTTTAATAGGGGGTTGTATGAACGATATTAAAAATAGACCATCGATAACAATCGAGGGTGTTGTCATTTATAAAGATGAGATAGAGAACAGTTTAGCTAGAGATGTATTCGATACGCTAGTAGGTTTTTCAAACGAACAAAGAAGTTTGAATATGAATCTGATGCGTATCCAATTTGACATCGCTGGTTTTTCTAATACTCTAATAGGTCTTATGAATGAAACACCTGTGAAGGGTGCTATCGCTAATGAAGAGACTGCTGTGTTTCCGCCTGAGGATACTGAGTAGTTTTAGTAGGTAAGAAGTACCTTAAACTTCGGGTGGTGGTAGGAAAGAGTTTTAAAAGGAGCAAACAATGGACACAGAATTTATAGAATTACATAAACCATGTCCTGTTTGTAATAGTAGCGATGCGTGTTCTATTAATGAAGACGGATCAGCAAAATGTTTTAGTTGCGGTGAGTTTTTTCCCGACTACTACGATACAACAGGTGAGGTGATGCCGATGACAGCAACAGTAACAAAGTTAAAAACAAGAAAAGAAAATGTATTAGAAGTTCCCAAGCATGGAATCTTCACAAGAATAGAACACAGAAATATATCAGAGAAGACTGCTAGAAAATATGGAGTAAAGATTGTACAGAATGGCAATGAAATAGGTGATCAGATCTTTCCTTACTATGCAGACAATCAATTAGTTGCCACAAAAATTAAATTCAGATCGAATGGAATTTCTAAAAACTTTAGAACAACTGGCTTTCTAAGGGAAAGCGGTCTGTTCGGTGAACATCTTTTCAGAAGTGGTGGTAAGTATCTTACTATAGTTGAGGGAGAGTATGATGCTCTAGCTGCATACGAAATGTTAGGAAGTAAATGGGCAGTAGTATCTATCAAGACAGGTGCACAAGGTGCTGTTCGTGATGTAAAAGATAGCCTAGAGTTTATAGAAAGTTTTGATAATGTGGTTGTCTGCTTTGACAGAGATAAGGCAGGTCAGAAAGCTGCTAAGAAGGTAGCTAGGATACTGACTCCTGGTAAAGCAAAGATAATGCGTATGCCTAATGGGTTCAAGGATGCCAATGACATGCTCATAGCAGGTGCTAAGAATTCATTCAATCAATGTTGGTGGGAGTCTAAAATTTATACACCATCAGGTGTAATAAATGTATCGGATTATAAACTAAAGTTTTTCACACGAGAAAAGAAGAAGAGTGTTCCTTATCCTTATGAGGGATTGAATAAGAAACTATATGGTTTGAGACAAGGAGAACTTGTAACACTTACAGGTGGTACAGGTTTAGGTAAGTCTTCAGTCACTAGAGAACTAGAGCATTGGCTAATCAAAACAACAGATGACAACGTAGGCATCATAGCTTTAGAAGAAGATCCCAACAGAACTATTAGTGGTATCTTATCCATCGAAGCAAACGCAAGACTATACATTGATCAAGAGTTAGTAAAATTTACGGAAGAAGAAATAGATAAACATTTTGATATTCTCTACAATGGAGAAAACGAGAATCGAGTATGGATTCATGCACACTTCGGAACGAATTCAATTGAAGAGATCTTTTCTAAACTAAGATACATGATAGTGGGTTGTGATTGCAAGTGGATAGTCATAGACCATTTACATATGTTAGTCAGCGCAGTAACTGAAGGCGATGAACGAAGGGCCATAGATAGAATTATGACTAAGCTAAGAAGTATCGTTGAAGAAACAGGCGCAGGAATAATATTAGTTTCTCATCTACGTAGAGTAGCAGGCAACAAAGGACATGAGGATGGGATACAAGTTAACCTTAGTCATCTACGTGGCAGCCAAGCTATAGCACAGTTAAGTGATTGTGTCATTGCTTTGGAACGAAACCAACAATCAGATGACATTGAAGAATCTAATACTACAGTATTAAGAATATTGAAATCTCGATACACAGGTGATGTTGGTTACGCAACACAGCTTCTTTACGATAGAGAAACAGGTAGACTTGTAGAAAGAGAAGCAGAACATTACGAACAAGAAGGATCTGATTTGGAGTTTAATGAATATGCTTAGTTTAGTTTTTGATATAGAAACCAACAGCGTAAAGCCCACAAAAGTGTGGTGCTTATGTGCTCAAGATTCTGAGTCTGGTAAGACATATAGTTTTGCTCCTCACCAACTGGATTCAGGTCTTGAGTTACTTCAATCAGCAGATAAATTAATAGGACATAACATATTAGGTTTTGATATTCCTGTTATCAAGAAACTTTTAGGAGTAGATCTTAGTGATAAGATATTAATAGATACACTCGTGCTGTCTCGTTTATTTAATCCTTCAAGAGAAAGAGGACACAGTTTAGAAACATGGGGGAATAGATTAAAATATCCTAAAGTCCATATAGAAGCTGAAGAATTTGAAACCTATTCACCTAAGATGTTAGTGCGATGCAGACAAGATGTTCTAATAAATAAGCTTGTTTTGGAAACTCTTAAAAAAGAATCCTTAGGATTTTCCAAAGAAAGCGTAGACTTAGAACATAGTGTAGGTCTTATTATGAAACTCCAGGAGGAAGATGGTTTTGAATTTGATAAACAACAAGCGGAACAACTACTAGCACACCTTTACAAAAGAATGGGAGAAGTAGAAGACGAAGTACATGAAACATTTAAACCTAGAAAAGTATTTGAGAAAATTCTTCCGTCTTATAAAAAGGATGGTTCACTTTCCAAGCTAGGCTTTAACGAAACAACAAACAAAAAAGTACATCTGCTTGATGAAGAGTATACCCTACTTAAAAACGGAACATCTAGCTTTGTTAGGACACACGAAGAAGAATTTAATCTAGGTTCAAGGAAACAAATAGGAGAATACTTACAAGACTTTGGTTGGAAACCTAAAAAGCGAACACCTACTGGTCTACCTATGGTAGATGAAAAGACTTTGGGTATGATAAAGAATATTCCTGAAGCTAAATTGATAGCAGAATATTTACTACTTCAAAAAAGAATTGCACAGGTTGAATCCTGGGTAGATGCTGTTGAAGATGATGGAAGAGTGCATGGTTTTGTGATACCTAATGGTACGATTACTGGTCGTATGGCACATAGGAAACCTAACATGGCACAAGTGCCGTCAGTAAAAAGTCCTTATGGTGTGGAATGCAGAGCATGTTGGACTGTACCTAAAGGATATAAATTAATAGGTGTTGATGCAAGTAGCCTTGAATTAAGAATGCTTGCTCACTACATGAAAGATAAGGAGTTTACAAATGAGATCACCAACGGAGACATACATGCCCGCAATCAACAAATTGCAGGACTTAAATCAAGACATCAGGCGAAGACTTTCATCTATGCACTCTTGTACGGAGCAGGAGATGCAAAACTTGGAAGCGTGGTTGGAGGAAGTAAAGATGATGGTAGAAAGCTTAGAGAACATTTCTTTGATAGTCAACCAACATTTAAGACTCTTAGAGATGGAGTTACTAAAGCAGCAAAAAAAGGTTTTGTCAAAGGACTTGATGGGAGAAGAATACATATAAGAAATTCTTACGCTGCTCTTAATAGTTTGCTACAAGGTGGTGGTGCTATCGTTATGAAGAGAGCGTTAGTTATATTAGATAATAAAGCAAAGAAAAGAAACTTAGATTTTAAATTCGTTGCTAACATACATGATGAATGGCAAGTGGAAGTACATAGAGCACATGCCGAATATTTTGGACAGTTAGCAGTAACATCAATAAGAGAAGCAGGAGAATACTACAACATGCGGTGTCCTCTTGATGCTCAATATAATATAGGAGAAGATTGGAGTGAAACACACTAAATTAGAAGCAGAAGCACGTCAAAGAAAAATAAATAAAATCAGAATGACAGGAAAGGATGGAAGACACATAGGATATACAGCTAAATGGAACTATAGAAAAGATCCGAAGTGTAGTACTTGTGATAGGATTCTAGTTAAAGATCAGGAAGATGCTAATTACAACTGGAGACCAGCTAGAGTTGCGAGACATACCTACATGTGTAACCCTTGTTCAAATATAGAACGAAGACATTATAGATTGAAGAAACAAATACATGGTTATCAAAAAGAATATGTTGCACGTTTTAATCAGATCAAACAAGGCTTTGTATATGTATTAACTAATCCTGCTTGGAAAGGATGGATCAAGGTTGGTATGGCTGTTGATGCAGATGATAGATGCAACTCATATCAAACAAGTAGTCCTCATAGAGATTACGAAATACAACACAAAAGATTTTTTAAGAATAGAAAACTAGCAGAATCTAAAGCACATGATATTCTTTCTGACATCGCTAAAGAAAGAAACGGAGAATGGTTTAAGATGGATATGAGGAATGCTCAACAAGCAATAGACAACATATGAAAAAGAAAAAAACATTAGACACTTTAGTAAAGGACATCTACAATAAGTTAGATACTCTTACGGAAGGTAAGTCATTAGGGGTATCAGACGAGACTGCTACTGCTTTTGGTGAGTCAATGAAACAAGCATTGCTTGGTTGGTCAGGAGAACAGCCAGTTAATAAACCAACACTACGAATGTCTAACATAGGTAAACCTAATAGACAACTGTGGTATGATATGAAATCAAAAGCAAAGACTAAATCTTTTTCTGCGCCTGTACAGATTAAGTTCCTATATGGACACATCTTGGAAGAAGTAGTCTTGTTCTTGGCTCGTTTAGCAGAACACGAAGTTACTTCCGAACAGAAGGAAGTTAATGTTGATGGGATCAAAGGACACATGGATTGTATGATCGATGGTGAAGTAGTAGATGTTAAGACAGCATCTGGTTTTGCATTCAAGAAATTCAAGGATGGAACACTTCCTGA